TATGCCCATTGTGGCTTATATCCTCTCATTTTTGCAAACGCAAACAGTTCTTGAAGCGTCTTGCAATCTTTGGCGGACTTGTATTCCTTGACCTTGTCATCTGCTTCTCTACGCTTGCTTTCCTTTATTTCTTCAAGCTCTATTTGCTTGATATTTTTTATTTCCTGCCTGGTCAGTTCCTCAGCCGCTCCACAATATGGACATTTCTTTGCAGACGTTGGTCTATACGTAGCAAAGCATTTTGAACACTGCCGTATCTGTAGCGTGCCGTCTGTGCTATATTCCTTTTCAGGCTTTGGAACGCTGTTTAAACTCCACTCTCTGTCATCATCAGGCAAGCCGTGTCGCTTGTAGTTGTTGACGTGATCGAGAATTATTGCCGTCTTGCCCTCTTTCGGGCGCATACACCGCATGGATTGCTGGATAAACAACGTTAAACTCATTGTCGGTCTTAACAGTATGCAACACTCGCAGTCAGGGCAATCAAAGCCCTCTGATATCAAATCAACGTTGCAAAGGATTTTTATTTTTCCTACCCTGAAATCGTCTGTAATGCGTTCTCGCTCGCTCTTAGGTGTATTGCCGTCAAAGTGTACGGCGTTAATTCCAACTGTTCTGAACGCTTCTGCAACGCTCTCAGAGTGCTTGACGGACGAACAGTAGCATATCGTTTGAAGTCCGTCAGCGTACTTACGATAGTTTGCTATAACATCGCCAAACACCGCTCTCGTGGAAAGTAGCTCAGCTGCTTGCTGTGGGTCAAAGTCCTTGCCCTTGCGTTTGAGTGCCGATAGGTCAGCTACGCTCGGTGCGAAGTACCTATAAGGCGATAAATATCCCTGAGCAATAAGCTCTTTGGCAGTAATGCCTACCACCATATCATCAAAGCAATCTTTAAGTGGCTTGCCGTCAAGTCTGCTTGGCGTTGCGGTCAGTCCAACTACGAATGCCTTTGGAAAGCGTTCAAGTATTCTCTGGTACGTCCTAGCCGTTATATGGTGGCACTCGTCAATGACAATGAAGTCAGGTGCTTTGTACTGTTCTGGGTGCTTGTCAAGAGCATTTGCAAGTGTGGCGACCATGCCCACAAGAATTGTGTTGCGCTGAATACCAAAACGGTCAAATGTTGCTATGGTTTGATCGAGCAGTTCTTTTCTGTGTACCAAAAACCACACTGTGTTGCCCTTGTCTTGCGACTTGTCAGCCATATATGCGAATATGGCTGTCTTGCCAGAGCCTAACCACAGGGCGCAACTGCGCAAATGCGCTTTCGCCCTGTACTCATAAGCCTCCTTACTTCATTAATAATTTTGTTTTGATAGTTTCTTAAAGTTAGCATTGTTTTCACATCAGAACGGCACGTCGTCGCCATTGAATATTTCCTCGAAGCCGTCAATGCCAAGACTCTGCATTGCAGGTGGGTTATTCTGACTTGGTGCAGGCTGATTTTGTGGCGGTGTATTCTGCTGTGGCACGCTCTGTGACGAAGCTGAGCTGTTTCCGTCCTGCTTTGGCTCACCTGTGAATGAAACGTTATCAACGTAAACCTCTGTCACATAGTGCTTTGTGCCGTTTTTATCATCATATGTACGGCTTCTCAGCTGTCCCTCAAGGGCTATCATTCTACCCTTGCCGAAATAGTTATTGATAAATTCAGCAGTCTTTCTCCATGCAACGCAGGTGATGAAATCCGTCTGTTTTTCTTCGCCCTGCTTAGTGTAGCTTCTGTCAACGGCTACGTTAAATGACAGCACCGCTGTTCCATTTGCTGTTTGCTTGAGTTCAAGCTCCTGGGTAATTCTACCCATTAAAATAACTTTGTTAAGCATTTGTATCCTCCAATCTTCCATGCAAGTGTTTAATAGTCTGCATATACTTTTTGCTATGACGCTTGCAAAAAGAAATCTCATAAATGACTACATATCCCGCAAACTCGCTCTCCCAAAGGTGACCAAAAGTTGACGCTCTTTCTATGTGGCATATTTTTGCACCTGCACCAATTAGCTGCTTGAGGTTGTGTCCAAGTGTTGTCGCACTACATGATATCAGCAAGGTTTCCTGCTTTCTCATATGCCGTCCTCCAAATCTCTTGCGTCAACTATTCTGTCAAGTATCTTGGTGTCCTTGCACCAATCACACCTCTCACACCTTTCGGCAGGATCCTCGACTGTTTTCAACCTTGCAAAGTGCGGTGTGTGTTCTTCAACAAACGCAAGTTTTTCGTCAAGCCATTCCTGCGGAACAGCGAACACGTTAAAATCTGTGTGTTTTTCTTTTGTGGCGGCGGCTATGAAGAACGGCAACTTTTTGCCTGTATTCTGGCGAGCTATCTCTTGATAGATAGCTCCCTGAATGTCATATCCCCAGTATCGAATGAAGCTCTGTTTCAGTTTCTCAGCATCGTTCCAAAGCTTCTCAAAGTCCTTTACGACCTTTAGGTCAACGATTGCCTTGTCAGGGTGATAGCTGTCTATCTTTATCTTGTATGGCACATCTGCGATTTTACCCGTCATAATGACCTGCTTTTCGCCTGCCATATACTTCATGAACAGCTTGTCATTCTCCACACGCTGGATAATACTCTCAGCCTGAACATAATCAGCCTTAAGCGTTCCGTCACGCTTAAACAGCTCTGGGTGTTGAGCCTTGAAAACGTCAAGCGTTCCCTCGAAGTGAGCGTCAACGTATGAGCCTACGAGCAGAGCAGTTGAACTGTCACGCTTGTAATCACCAGCGATATCCGCAAGGGTTCTTTCCTCACAGTCGCAGAAGCTCTTGAACTGTGAGCAGCTCATGTACTCAAGGTTAGCCTGCTGGGAGAAGTAATTCTCACTTGTTAGTTGTATCACAGATATGTCACCTCCAGATCATCGCTGTCTGTTGTGCGAGTTGCGATAAACTGCAAGCCCTTTTCCTTGCACTTCTCATAAAGTGCAAGCCTGTTCTTTTCGGAAAGCTTCTCAGCTCCGTCAATCAGAATTATCTGTAGGCTGTTAGGCTTGCTGAGGGCAACATCGACGCAAAGCTGTAACTGCTCACCCTCTGACAGATTGCTGACGGGAAGTCCATTTATGAGAGGTATGCCGTCTTTAACTGTCAACCCCTTAACAGGTATTGTTGCTGTCTTAAGTATCTCGCCTGGAAGCTCTCTTGCAAGCTCAATCTTGCTTGTGAGTGCCTTAGAATGTTCTTCAAGCGTTTCAAGTTCGTTCTGCATCGACTTCATACGTTTGTATTCGTTGAGGTGCTTCTTCATTTCCTCGGCTGTCTTGACCTCAGCTTGCATTGCAGATATGTCAACAAGCTGCTTGCCTGTGTATTCATCGGCTACCTTGATGTCGCTGTCAAGCTTTGCGACTTTCTCCCTGTATTCGCTTTCAAAAATCTTAGTCTTGTCTGCTATCTTGTCTGAAAGCGAATTGAGCTTGTCCTCAGCCGCCTTGATTTCGGCTTTCTTACGTTCGATTTCGCTGGTCAGCTGTTCACGTTCTGCTGCGATAGCAGATTTCAGATTGCTTACTGCAATTTCCATTTCAGCCTGATAACCTCTGACCTTGTTGTCATAGCTATCTTTGAAGAGCTTCGCCCTCTCGATGTGAGAGTTGTATTCCTGTGCCTTTGTTATCTTCGTATAGGCTTCAGATAGGTCATATGCTTCCCACTTTTCAGCCTGGAAGCCCTGTGGGATATCCTTTGCGATATCAGATATAAACGCTGTTTTGTTACGTATTTCTCTGTTGATATCCTGCCTAGTCTGGAAGTAAACGCCCTTTTCGGACTGGATATCGTTTAGGACCTGCAATATATTCTGCTGATAATCAACACCCTGCGGAATTTCACCAAATTTCTCCTTAATCCAGTTCAAATCCCAATTGAACTCAATGAGGTCAAGAATAATTCTGTTCTGCTCCTGCCTTGACATCTGTGTAAATTTAATAGGGTCAATCTGCAGTGGCGTGAACAGCTCTCTGACAAAGGCTTCGGGGCTCTGAACAGGCTTGCCGTCCTGTCTGATGTTCTTGTAGTCTGCCTGATTGACACGCTTCTTGCGGTCAATAGTGAGGCCTGTGTCGGTCTCAATGAAGATTTCGCCTTCATTCTCGCCGTTCTTAATGACATAATCACGGCTGCTGTCGTTGGTGAGAGCATATTTAATGCTGTCGATTATAGATGTCTTACCTACGCCGTTTGAGCCGGTAACTTCTATCGAGCGTCCGTCCAATTCTGTTTCAGAAATGCCGAACAAGTTCTTGATATGAATTTTTGTAGTTTTCATTTACAGTACATCCTCCACTTCTCTTACCGCAGGTTTTGAAGAGTCCTCAACTTCGCCTTCGACCTGTACTCCCATAAGTGTTTCAGGGCAGTGAACCCTCGCAAAGAACGATGCTGCACGATATGCTAACATCTGTTCGGGCATATTTCTCCACTTAGAGTTGGAAGTCCACCCCTCTGCTTTTGCCATAGACATTGTAACTGTCGTTCCCTCAAGTACATCGCCGTCTTTGTCAGTTGCCTTGACGTAACAGCCTCTGTCATCAGTACCTTTTGCACCGACGTAAATAACCTTTACGTCTGTAAATTTTGCTCGGATAAAGCTCAGGCAAGCTTGTCCGCTCCAACTTGGCTTGCCTTTGACCACGTACATTGATTGCATGACCATCATCGGGCTTACGCCCATGCGGTTAGCCATGTCAATGGCTATTGCGGTATCAGCGACCTTGCCCTTGTACGCCTGCGGTATGATGTCCGCTTTGCACAGTTCGCTTGCCATTTTGAAATACTGGCGGAAGTCTGAGATAATTCCCGTGTCAGTATGCGATGCGAGCTGTGTCTGTGTCTGCGTAGGTATCTGCCTGATTTCTGCCTGATTTATGTCGATGATTTCATCCATTATATTTCTCCTCTCTTATCATTGTGAATATGTGGTCTTTGTAGCAAAACCACATCTCGGTTGTTTTGTAAACATCATCACCAATATGGTTGTATGATGTAACAGTGTGCAGTGGCGAATATACTGCATCTGCAAGTGCCTTGAAATCGTCATCGCGTGCGAAAAGTTCAATACGTCCGCTTGCGGTTGCATTGTATATTGCTCTGACAGCAGGGAAGTTGCAATCATCGGCTACTTGTGCAAGAGTATCAACGCTTGTGATTATGCTGTTCAACTTTTCGATTGCTGTCATTTCGCCCTCTCCTTTCCAATATTGCTGGCTCTGCCAGCTGAAAGTATCTGCATGGATAAAGCCTGCTACTTTCCCAACAGCTTTTTAAGTGCTTGCAGTCAAGGCAAGAGTAGTTAGTCACTTAGCTCGCCATCCGACCTTATCAATGATTTTAACTTCTGGCAACTTATGCCCGCATTATATGCAGCTGTACATTGTTTGTCCATAGTGGAAAGCAATCCAGCAATATCCAGCAGTAACTTATTGAACTCTTTGCCAATTAGGCCGACTTTTGCGTGTGAGTCTGTCTGTTTATCAGAATATACAACAACTGGGACTTGCGAAGATAAATAATCGCCATATGATAATTTTTTATCCTTTGACCAGCAATGTATTGAGGTACTGTCACGATAATACGGCCAAGTATTAACTTCCGTAGGCTTTTCTGAGCCCCAATTTAGTTCACGCTGTTCGCATTCTCGCATAAACGTGTCATAATCTGTCTGTGTCTTTAGACGAACTTTAAACTTGCCAGCTATAAATCCGTCCCAATCAAATGCTGGTTTGGCGGTATTGATTATGTACTCTGCAAAAAAGAGTCTACAACCACTGGTCCCGAAAATGGGACAATTCCCACAGTCATTTTCTACACAGCATTCCGCCGCCTTTACAATTTCCTCGTCCGTGAATTTCTTATCCATCGTTGTCACCGCCTCTCAACCTCTTGATGTTGTCCTTGAACGCCTCAATATATCCTGTCAG